ATGGAACCATTCGAACAGCCGGACGAGTCGGTCCAGTTCGCGAGCGAGGCTGTGAACGAATTTCATGCCGCGCAGAGGGAATTTTTTGAAGACAAGGACTTGGCAAAACCCGCCGTTGAAAAGGACGAGGCAACGGGCGAGGACGTCTTCAAAATGAAGATCACGAAGCCAATTCCGCTTTTGTTGCGTCGAAAGGCTACGGAAGCCATTACGACCGCGCGCCATAGTATGGACCAATCGATATATGCGGCGATCACCTGTATCGAGGGCAAGCCACCGAAGCAGTCTGTCTATTTCCCGCTGGCTAGCAGTCCCAATGATCTAGAGAGCATATTCAAGAAGGGCTTCATTCCGGAAGCGCTTTTCGAAGTGATACGCGGTCTTGAGCCCTATCCGTCTGGCGCCGGCTACCCTGGCGGCAGCACGATGGCGCGTCAAATGTGCTCCGTCGCGAACAACAAGCATACTGTCGGGCTTTCATTCCGCGGCAAAACGACCGGATCAACGGTGATTACCGGCCCGTTCTATATGGAGACCGGTCCGGGCCTGATGGCCTTCCCGGGCCCCATGGAGTGGGACTCTGCCAAGCAAGAAATCATCATTTGCCGGGGCCACGGCCTTTCGATCGCGATGTTAGGCGGGATCTCGGTTTCTGTCGAAATAGTCATCGAAGATCCCAAACTCGACGCTCCCCTAGAGGCGGTGATGGGCCTACTTGAGATAACTGGCTTCGCGAGCGAGATTTGCCGACGTCTAAGGGCAACCTGCGAAGCAATGAAATAGCGGCTCGACCTCACGTCGCCCCCCCGCCATTCCCCTTCGGCTCATATGCCCGAAACGCGAACGCCGGGACGCCCAGGCGATCGTTCATCCGCATGAAGCGGCTGATGATCGGCGCGATCTCGTTGGGGAAGAAAACGTCCATCGCGCGGCCGACGTCGCCAAAGCCGCCGTTGTTCTGCGGCACGATGCCGAGCAGCTGCGGGGGCACGCGGTGCGCGGCCAGCATGTCGTCGCGTGTCATCGTCTTGATGTTCGAAAATTCGTCCTTCGCCGCGACTTCGGACAGCGGGATGACCTGCACCCCGTCTTTTTTGCCGTTCGGGATGTTGAGGAACAGGTTTTTGAAGTTGCCGCGCCCCTTGGCATTCTTCAGCTGATCCTTGACGTTGTCCTTCGTCTCCTGGTCGGCGAGCGCCTCCGACAGATAGAAAATGAAGCCCGCATGCGCGCCGTTGAGGTAATATCGACGGCGGAACAGGGTCGCATTCTCGTTGAGCAGGCCCGACTGCAGCGCCGCCAGCCATTCGGGCACGCCATAGATCTCCTGCAGCACGTCGGGCTGCTGAAGCTGGTGAAGCTTCCAATCGCTGAACTGATGTTCGACGCCAATCGGACCCTGCACGAAAAAGGCGGTTCCCGGCTGCACCCCCATGCGCGTCCAGGCCGCCAGGCTATGCCGGAACGACATCGCCCGCCCGCCCAGATTGTCGATCTGCTCGAGATAGCCATTGCCCATCTGCAGGAAGTCGAGCGCGAACCGCTCGAAATTGTCGCTATCGAGCCAGCGCGTCGGCGTGAAATGCTCCACCAGCAGATTGACCTTCAGGCCGATCGCGCTGCGGTGATGCGACGACATGTTGAAAGACTTGCCCAGGCTGACCATCGGCAGGGGCGTCTCGTACCACCGGCTGTTGTGCCAGATCTCGAAATAGGTCCAAAGGTCGCGCGCGCCGATGACGCTGTCGGGCTCGCCAAAGGTGAAAACCATCGGCCCGGCGCCCGCGGTCGTTGTCTCGATCGTCGTCAATTCGTTCATGGCAGGATCCTTTGCCGTCAGTCGAAGAAGAAGGCCTCGCCCTGTCCGGCGGCGGGTTCGCCACCGTCGAGGGGTTCGACCAGGAGGGAATGAAGAATGGCCCAGGCGATATCGGCGTGGCCGACCTCACCATTGCGCGCGGCGACATAGGTCACCTGCTTGCCCGATTTCGTGATCGCGGGGCGGATGGCCATGAAGGCGGCCATGACGTCGGTCCACCCGGCATCGATCTCGATCCGGCCTTTGCGGAAGATGTTCTGGCCCTTCATCACCAGCTGCGCCTTCACCAGCACCGAATATTCGATCTTGCGCGCGGTCGGGAACCATTTGCGCACCTGTTCCCATACCGCCAGGCCGTGACCGGTCGTGTCGATCGCGATGTCGACGACGTTATATCGCGCCGCCGCCTTCTTGATTTCGTCCGCCTGCCCTTCAAAATCCTTGCCGTTGCAGCGGATCTTCTCGAGCACGCGGAATTTGCCACCCGGGCGATCGGGAAGCGCCACAACGGCCAGCGCGGCATCGTCCCGCCCTTGCTTGTTCGGGTCGTAACCGATCGAAACCTGCTGCTCGCCAAAAGGCCGGCGACCGGGCAAATCGATCTCGGCGGGCTTGAAATCCTTCCAGACATAAAAACTGTCGACGCGCGCGCTGGCGATCATCGACCAGGGGAAGCTGCTGGCAGTGTCGTCGATTTCCTCACAATCATATAGATTGGAGAATTCCTCTTCGCTGCACTCCTGGCGGATCTCGTCCAGGTCGAGCAGCTCGCCCATGCCACCGGCGATAGCGTCATGGATGGTGACGATGTGCTGCCAGCTGCCGTCGGGCATCATCGCGCCGTTGCGCAAATTCCGCTTCGTCACATCGAAATGACGTTGCGCGGCCTTCGACTTGCCACGGTTCCACTCCTGCCCCGACCAAAAGGCATAGGCTTCGTGCGTCACGCTGCTGGGCGTCGAGAAATAGGTGCGCTTGAAGATCTTGTGCGTCGCCATCGCACTGGCGACCTTCTTCAGCTCCGCGAAACCGTGGACCCAGAAGAATTCGTCGAAATAGAAGTCGCCGGTCTCCCCCTGCGACGTGTTGGCGTTGGTGGACAGGAAATAGACGCCGACCGGCTCGCTACCCTCGCCCATGTCGATCATGATCGGGTCGCCGGTCAGGTCGACGCCGGTGATCTTCTTGACCCAAGCGACCAGATATCGACGGATGATCAGCGCCTGGCGCTTCGACGCCGACAGGAAGATCTGGTTTCGGGCGCCGCCGGCGAGATAGCTCTCGCGGATCTTCATCATCGCTTCGCGCGCAAAATACCAGGTTGCACCGATCTGGCGCGACTTCTTGATCTTGCGCGTGCGCTGGTGGCGCTGGTCCCACCATTTTCCTTGATGCGCAAAGTTGCGTTTATGGAAGTCTTCCTCGAGCGCGTCCCACTGCTCGTCGGTCAGGAAATTCTTGCGCTTTTCGGCGCGCTTCGCTTTCGCAGGGCCGTCGTTGCGTCGATTGATATTGGGGTTCAGGTCGGCTTCGGTGCCGTCGTCGGTCCCATATTTGCGGATCCGCGCCATGCGCTCGAGCTGGCGGCCCATGAAGTCGATCCGCTTCATGTCGCCTTCGGTCAGCTTTTCGCCCTTGTCGAGCATCGCCGCCATCCGGACTTCGATGCGATCCTCAATGATCTTGACGGTGTGCGCGGTCCCCCATTCGCCGCGGCGCTTCCAACTGCGGACGGTCGGGTGAGGAACATTCAGCTCCGCCGAGATCTGTTTCAGCGTCCACCCGCGCCAATAGAGCGAACGAGCCTCGCGCTCCGGATCCCGGTCGAGTTCGACAGGGCCAGGGATCTTTCCGGGGATGGGTGCATCGGCAACGGGCATGGCGTGCAGCCATGCCCTCTATTCCCGCCGCCGCGCGCCTGCCCGCCCCTGTAAGGCGCGACGATACAAGGCAAGCGCGTTGCATGATGATGTGTTTTTGAGCCCTTAGGCGACATCACCGAACGCCGGCCCGCTCACCGTCGTCCAGGTCGACACCTGATCACGCCGATGGAGCTGTCCCGATGAATTTCAAGCGCACCAAGCCTTTCCTACTCGCCACCGCCGGTTCGACGGTCGACGGCCGCACGATCGACGAAAACATGATCAAGGAAATGGCGAAGAGCTATGACCCCAAAACCTATGGGGCGCGGCTGAATATCGAACATATCCGCGGCGTTTCGGGCGAAAAGCCTTTCCGCGCTTATGGCGATGTCGCCGAACTTTCGACCGGCGAGGTCGACGTCAACTTCAATGGAACGATCGAAAAGCGCCTTGGCCTCTTCGGTGCCTTCGACGTTACCGAAGACGCCCAGGCTCTGAACGCTGCCCAGCAGAAGGTCTTCCCGTCGATCGAGATCGAACCGAACTTCGCCGGCAAGGGCTTCGCCTATTTGATGGGCTGCGCCATGACCGACAGCCCGGCGTCGATTGCCACTGATCGCCTTGCGTTCAACATCACCCGTCCCGGCGCGCTGGTCTTCAGCCGAGACGAAGGAGCGCTCCTCGAGTTCGCCGACGACAAGGGCGATGTGACCCCCGAAGGCGGCAATTTTCTTACGGCCCTGACCGGCATCCTCGACAAGTTCGGCGCTAATTTCGGCAAGAAGGAAGATCCACAGCCGGTGCAGCAGCCCGCAGTTGTCCCGGGCGCCATCGACATGACGGCGCTGACCGGCCTGTTCACCGACATGGGCAAAGCTTTCCAGGGCACCATCACCGCCCAGACGAACGCAGTGCGCAGCGAGATCGACCGGATTGATCTGAAGGTGACGAACCTGGCGAAGGATGTCGAAACGACCCCGGCAGGCGGGCAGCCCACCCGCCCGCTCGCGAACGGCAACGCCAACTTCACCAAAACCGCCTTCTGACCGCCGCCCGAACCCGCGCACAGCAACCGACGCCAAGGAATCTTTTCGATGCACAGCCAGACCCGTACCCTCTTCGCCGCCTATGTGTCCCAGATCGCGCTGGTCAACGGCCTTACCGCTGACGCGGCGCAGACCAAATTCGCCGTCGCACCCACCGTCGAGCAAAAGCTCGAGGAAGCCATTCAGGAAAGCAGCGAATTCCTGCAGGCGATCGAAGTCGTTCCTGTCATCCAGCAGGTCGGCCAGAAGGTCGGCTTGGGAACCACGCGCACGCTCGCCGGTCGCCGCGACACCGCCGCCGGCAACGCCCGCAATCCGACCGATCCGACCGATACGGCCGACCGCGGGCAGTATTTCTGCAAGCAGACCAACTTCGACTATGCGATCCCCTATGCGAAGATCGACGCCTGGCGTCACAAGCCGGACTTTCAGACGATCCTCGCTACCTCGATCGCCAAGCAGCAGGGTCGCGACCGCATCATGATCGGCTGGCACGGCACATCTGCAGCCGTTCAGACCGACCGCGTTGCCAACCCGCTATTGCAGGACGTCAACGAAGGCTGGCTGCACAAGATCCGGACCAACGCGCCGGAACAGGTGCTCGATGATGGCGATCTGACCGTCTTCAACAACGGGGCCAACAACCCGGGATTGAAGAAGATCTACGTCAAGGCCGGTGTCGACCTCTACGATCACGAAAATGTGGCGACGAAAACGACCGCAAAGGCAGATTACAGCTCGCTGGAAGCGCTGGTCCTCGACGCGAAATCGATGATCCCCGAACATCGCCGCAACGATCCCGACCTTGTCGTGATCATCGGGCAGGATCTGCTCGACGACAAATATTTCACGATCGCGCAGAAGACGGGCGCGACGGCAACTGAAGTCGAAGCGACCGATCGCATCCTGCGCTCGGAAAAGAAGATCGGCGGCCTTCCGGCGGTCAGCGTACCCTTCTTCCCGGCCAATGGCATCCTGATCACGACCCTGAAAAATCTGGCGATCTACGTCCAGGAGGGCAGCCGCCGCCGCCTGCTGAAGGATGAGCCCAAGCTCGACCAGGTCGAAAACTACGAAAGCGTCAACGAGGCTTACGTGGTCGAGGACTACGATATCGTCGTGCTGGTCGAGAACATCGCCATTGGCGAAGCACCCGCACGCCCTGCCCCATAACACCCAGAGAGGGCGCTTGACGCCGGGGCGGCTGTGACGGGCCAAACCGGGGAAGCCCGCGCGAAAGAGGCGACGGACGTCACGCCGTCGCCTCACCCTTCGAAAGGAGCCCCGCTCATGACCAGCCTTGCCAAACGCCGCCGCGAACAAGTCCTCGCCGCCCGCGCCGCTGCCGCCGCAGGCGCGCCCGTCGCAGGCGTAGCCCAGCCGATGGCCGAAGAAGATCCCGGCAGCACCGAGTATCGCACCCTCCTCGCGGTCCTGCACGAAGATCTGCGCCAGCTCGGCGAAACTCAATCGGTCACCGCCCGCAACCCGTTGAAGGCCGAAATGGCCGTTAAATATCACGCGTGGATCCTTGGCGCGCTCGAGGCCGGCGAAGCTGGCAATGCCGCCCAGGACGAGATCGTCACCACCAACATGATCTGGGCGATCGACTATCGCGACATCGACACGGCGCTGGCTCTCGGCGCGCATGTCCTGACGCACGGCCTCACCCTGCCCGAACGCTACAATCGCACCCCGGCGTGCCTGATCGCCGAAGAAATCGCCACCGTCGCCATGGCCGAACCCGGCGCCGTCACGCTCGAGCAGCTGCAGCGCGTCGCCGCACTGACCGAAGAGCGCGACATGCCCGACCAGGCGCGCGCCAAATTGTTAAAGGCACTGGGTCGCGCCAGCGCCGCGTCCGCCGCCGCGTTCGACCCTCAGGCCGACAATGCGGTGGCGGGCGGCAAGGCCGCGCTGCTCGAGGCCGCGATCGGCGCCTTCGGCGAGGCGATCCGGCTGCACAAGGATTGCGGCGCAAAGACCGATTTGCGGAACGCGGAAGGCGAGCTGAAGAAGCTCGCGCCGCCCGCCACGTAACCAGCTCGCCGCACGGCGCTCGGGGGGCGGTGAGGGTTCGGCATGCCTGTCATGGGCACTGTGTCGCACCCGATCCCCACCCCCCGTAAAAACGAAAGGAGGCCAAAGATGAGCGATTTGATTTCGACCCCGCCGTCGCCCGCCTCCCCTGCCGACAGCCAGGTCGTTGCCGATGGCTGGTTCCCGCCGATCAAATGCAACGACGTGCGCGACGCCCTGCGCCTGGGCGAAGGTGTCGTTCCGCATGTACGCCTGGTCGCCGCGATCAAGGGCGCCATGCTTCAGGCCTTCCGCCAGCTGTCCGACTGGCGATCGGCGCACGCCGACATGGGCATCGCCCAACTCGCGGATGTTCCGGACGATATTACACTCGACGGCGAGCCGCGCGCAGTCGAGCTGTGGAACCGCATCATCCGCTATTACGCCGGCGCCGAACTGGCCGACGGATATCGCGACCTGGTCGCCGCCGATCAGCAGTCGCAGCGCAACGATGAAAAGCGGATCTCCGCCGAC